AAAAAACCGCCCCTATCGCGTTTTGCGCTATTACAGGCTATACAAGCCGCTACAAGGTTATTAGTATCATATTGCTCTCCACCCTTAGCTAGTGGCACTACATGATCAACTGATGTTGCAGGTTTAGCACAGTAAGCACATGTGTAGTCGTCTCGCTTTAATACAATTAACCTCAACGATCTCCACTTCTTGCTGTTATAGGCTTTATTCATTAGAACCAATTATGTATCTTATGATGCTCTAATGCTTTACATCCATCGCCGTAGCGATGATTTACATACTTCTTAAAGTAGTTAAGTTGTTGTTGCCAACTAAGCGATCGATACCACTCTGAGCGCATCTGTGCGAGTCCATGGTGGGAACCATTCGATTTGCTTGGGTAGATCCAACTTGATTCTTTGTAGATTATTTGATCTAAACATTGATATTCAGGATAATCATTTGAGATAAGCATAAGATGGTACTTCATGCGTACCTGCTGTTTAGTTAGTGCCTCAGCCTGACTAGCTGTACTAATAGACAAGATCACTACTATTAAAGACAACACGGCTACACGGAAAATCGCGCCATGTGTTAAGTACAATTTAAGCGATGTCAGGCGATTCGTGTTGATCATCATGTAAGTAACTCCCTACTTTCGGACTTTTCTAGGTGTAGGTCGGAAATGCCCCTCTAACGGGCGACACGCGTTTAGTCATCCGCGCCTACAGTTTTAGGACTTGTAGTGGTCGAGTGTCAATGTTAAGCGATTGACTTATATTGTGGTACGCCGCCACGCCCATGTAATTCCAGAACATAGCAAGTAACACACCCATCAGATGCCCATATCCATGAGCCGCACCCGTTACATCGAACGATCCCCCATGGCATCGATAACGATTGCTGTGAATTGTTCGTGGTCATAAAACGCCCCTTTTCTTTCGGATGGATAAGCGCAACGCCTACAGTTGACTTTCCCCGCTTCACTGTTTAGAAGCTGCGCCATCCAAGTATAGATTTGACAATAAGAACACCAATAACCAAACCAGCGGATTTGGGATTCATCGTACATTAGAACTTCTTAGCATCCATGAACGCTTGTGCGAGTGTTTTGTCAGTCATAACTATTCGCCATGATCCGCATACTTCGCAACTAGCCTCACTAAGTCCTGCTGGTAAACCTGCCACTGTCATTTGCAGTACATGTTCAGTCTCAGCCCTGCAACCCATGCACTTAAATTTGTTGTTACTTTTCATCGTATATTCCTTGAATGGCATTGATCGCATACCCACATGTAAGCCCGTTCAGAGCCACCTTGATAAGAATTAACTGTTATATCAGCAAGTATGGAATCATCATGCAAATACTCAACATGTTTTAACTCGTGTTTAGACATTAGCGGGTCATAAGGTCGATTGCACATATCGCATATATCAACCATCCCTGAGTGTGTATCAGCCCCAAGTATTACACTTGTTCCATCAGCGTTTAACACTTCTACCCATCCCATTATTTTAGATTCACCCACTTAGAACACTCTTTGTTATCCCATGAGCAATCCCACCTGGCCCAAGGCTTGCCAGTAGATTTAGCCGTTCCTGTTTTGTAAATCATGACTCCATGGTCGCATGTTTCCTTGGCTTCCTCAACTACAACTTGAGGGTTTAAAGTTGACAATGCAGTAAGTGCAGCTGCTTCAGTTACGGGTTTATCTGCCCACACATCGCCTTTAACTTCATAACCGGCTTTTACACGCTCAACTTTTCCCATTTCCTCGCGGGATGGTCGTTTTCCAATAGGTGTTCCCATGCCGTTTCCGATGCTACGACCGATTGCGCTTGTTTCACAATTTTCACTTGCGTTAGTTTTATTGACCGGACTGCTTCCTTCAATTTCAGTTGCCCATCCAGTTGAGAACGGATGAATGTCGCCGTGATCTCGATAGATAGACGATAAACACACCCATTCAACACGCCCATCTGGTCGAATATGATGCGTGAGATTAGTTTCGATTCTGCCATTTGGGTATGCCTTCCAGTATCGTTCCAGTCTTGCTTGTACGTCCTCATATTGACTTAAATCAAACATCCTTATTGCCCCTATCTCTGTGTAATCCTGAAGCATAGAATTGTGGTTTCATTCTGCTCATTGCGATTATTTCAGCGATGTTAATGCCCAACTCTGACAGCTCATTACCTAATCGGATTAAACTTTTATTCGCCCAATTGTTAGCGCGAATCAAAACTCTTTCCTCTTGAGTAAGTGCGCCCCAAGTGCCATATTGCTCATGCTGAAAAGCGTACTCAGCACACTCAATTCTTATTGGGCATGAAGCGCAGACACGCCGAAGCGTTTTTATTGGTATTCCCTCAATTTCAAGTTCGTACACAGTTTTAAAGAACATGTCTGTTTCCATGTCTTTGCACGCAGCTTGATCGTATAGTTCTTTAGACATCATTGCGTGTAGCCCTACCGCGTTCAAAACCGATAGCCCTGCCACGCCTGTATCCGATGTTTTTGCCTTGTTTAAATCCTTGCAACCACATAGCGCAACCAAAACACACGCCTAAGATTGCAATAGTTAACTCGATGTAAAACGATTGATCCATTTTTGCCCCTTTGAATCGTTGGTAAATACCAATTTACTCAGGGTTTAAGCAATGTCAAGCATTTCCACCATAATGTTTTCCGTGCCATGAGAATGAGCCATTAGGTTTCATGGGTACGAGAATAGGAACTACAGACTTACCGGTTATTTCTAGGATGCCAAAACCCATTTGCCAGTTAGCAGCCCCACGAGGCTTTAGGTAGTGCGCTTTGTTCATTTCCATAAGATGACCTACCTCTAGGGCAAAACGGGTCTCTACGCGCCCTGAGTAGCCTTTAGAAGCCCATATAAGGCCTTGCCTGTGTGAATGTCCACAAACTACGCTCTTGCCCGTTACATCCATAAGTTTTGCAGCTGTCATTCCGGCCACCTGGCTCATGTTGCCTTCGTCTCCATGGCCTAGCAATACATCAGGAGCGATCTCGGTTAGGTGTTGGTTAAATGTAATATCAAGCTCATCCACACCAATTAACTCTGCGTAAGTAAAGCCACGAAGCCCACTAATCGCTGGCGCCTTTCTTTCAATGTAGCGCTCCAGTCTGTCTGTGTGATTTGACCTGGCTAACCAAAATGGCTTATTGGCACCAAGTGCATTACGAAATTCAGCCAATATATCGTGCGTGTCGTCTAAATGGCGTTGAAGTGCTGTTGAGTATTCGCCTCTACTACCTTGTTCCCATTTGCTTACCATTGGGAGATCGGCTTCATCGCCTACACATGCAATCGCATCAGGCTTAGTTTTACGCACAAAATCAATAAGAGCTGCTACTGCCTTCTTATGATGGTACGGGATTTGTAAATCTGAAATGACAACTATCGTCTTAGTCGTCTGAGTCATCATCCTCTAGACTTAATTCTTGTGGATCTTCTTCCCACAATTCATCGTCATCATCATCTTCGATGTATTCCGGACTTGGAAAGTTCCACTCAGGTAATTGACTTAAAACTAATTCCATTGCTTCTTTGCGAGTAAATCCTGATCGAACATATTCTTTTAATAACTTAGCAGCTTCTAGTGCCATTTGGCGCATTGGAGTGAGAGGCTCAGACAGTAGAATGTAGTCCGGTTCGTTTGGTTGATCTGACATCTGAACCCCCTGCTCAGGTACTAGGATAGCGACTTATTTAGAAGTATGCGATAAATCTCATCTACGCGTGTTTCGAGTCGCGTTACCTGATCCTTAACCGATGAGCCCGAATTGGGCTTAAGTTCGCTTAGGTAGTGCAAAATCAAGAATCTAATGGCAGTTAAAAATGTTGCCAATAAGGTTGAAATTGCTACAGCTAACGCTGCCCAATCCATGGCGGTCATTTGACAGGTGGCTTAGGTGCTGCTCCGGCTAAACCAGATGCAATAAAAGATGACAATACGGCGCGATAATCTAGATCAAAGTTAGTGGCTTGCCATGTAACTAAAAATCCAGTCACAGCCATAAGTATTTGTTTAGATGAAATTTTCATTTGTCCAGGCTCCTTAGGTCGAATCGTGTTTTATTGTCATCGCCCGATTTTGTAAAACTGATATGAATGTGATGTGTATGTGGATTGCCAGAGTATTTTCGCCATTTCCAATTCATTCGTGGACTTGCAATTTTGCCGTGATGGATAATGTAAGAAATACGCTTTTCTCCAGATTTGGCAAGCAAGCGCAATTCGTCGGCTAAATCCCAAGATTGATCTTTGTACTTTGGAGTAAAATCAGCATCAACATCTATTGCGCGAACCCAACCCTGCGCATCAGGATTATGATCTGATGGCCTTGCCTGGTGTCTCGTGTCACCGATCCATCCGTCGCTTGACTTGTCTCGCTTAGGCCACTTGGCGTTTATCTGTGCGCGTAACGTAAAAGCAGATTTAGATAATTTCGGCTTCGTGTTCGGCACTACTGCACTCCCATCGGTGATTTGTCGTATTTAAAATTATTTCAGAGTGTCCACAAGTAGGTTTAAAACCTACAAAAGCGTCTGCTACTGCGTCATAGGTATAACCTATTCCAGCATAATTAAATCTGAATCCATTGGTTGCCGCGTTGTATGAAGTTCGCTTTACTGTGTAGGGCGTACCTAAAGCGTAATAAGTTTCGGTATCTAAACCGTTAATAGTTTCAGTTTCATCCTTGCCAACAATTACATCGACAACGATATTGTTATTATCTAAATATGCGTAATGTGCCATTATGCCCAACTTACTGTATCAGATACGCCAGCAGCAGTCACAGTTGATATTTTAAATCCTGGCACTGTGCTTGAAT